AAGGAGACGCCTCCTTGGACTGACGACGAAGACGATGACATGAAGTTGTTTGAGAAGTTGGCTCGCGAGGACTAAGTACTGAGCGAGTAGCGAAAGAGGGGAGTGAAAGCTCCCCTCTTTTTTTTATGACATGGCTTGCAATGCTGCATCCATTTGTGCTCTCATTAGTGTCGGTTCATCATTTCTAACAGGTGCAGCTGGCTGAGTTCCTCCTCTACCGCCACCGCCAACATTATTATTGGTGACATTGTTTACTACAGGTGCGGCTTGAGGGGGCACTTCTGCAGCGGCCATTTGTGTTTGTGATAATTGCGCAGCACTTTGATCAATGACATCTCCTGTTTTTCTTTGTTCTGGTATGGGAGCAGCCATGGCTGCTTGTATTCTAGAGTTATCAGAGTACTGACCCACTTGTCTTCGTAGTTCTTGTATGTGTGTGTTTCTAGATTTTGTGACATCAAATCCAGCAATTTGACTTGTTGTTAGATCTTGTGCTTGCTGTGCCGTTATGTTGCTTGGATCTATACCCATCATTTTTGCTGTACCCGCTTGTGTTTCTTTCATATACCAAGCAGAAGTTTTTGCGGCTATATCTGGGTCATTTAGAAGATCTGGGTTTTGTACTAGTCTATCGTCACCGAAAAGTGCTTGTGATGCTTTTTGATAGTTTGTTTTGCCAGTTAGTTGTACAAAGCCTCTTCCTCTAAATTTGTATCCTTCTCCGGCTTCCGTATTTCCCATTCTTCTACCCATTTCGGTATCAGAACCATACATCATTTCTCCAAGTTTTTCTGGATCTTTTTTAATTTCATCCAGTTCAGCATCACTAAATCTTGATGCTCTTGATCCGAATACTTGTCGTAGACGATCATTTGAAGAATTGGCATAATTTAGATTTTCCGAAACATTTCTACCACCAGTTTCTTTCATCACATTTGCTAGTGTTGCGTTTACGATATTAGGATCCGTAATTCCTTGTTCGGCTAATGCTTGCTTTACACGCACTAGATTTTCATCTACATTTTGTTGATTTGCAGGAACTGCAGATGGAGCTGGTCCTGATGGTGACGCTACTGCAGCAGCAGATGCTGCTGCTCTTTCCGCTTTTGCTGCATCTCTTGCAGTTCTTTCTTCTTGTTTCTGGGTATCTCTTGCAGTTCTCTCTTCTTGTTTCTGCGTTTCTTTTGCAGCCATTTCAGCTTCACCGGCCGCAGCTGATTGTTTTAGTGATTTTCCTGTTTCAGCAAGTCCTGAGAATGGACTAATTTTATATGGTCCGACAGAAACTTTTGGTGTAAATCTAGTTTCAGGAATGATTGTTACTTCAGGAATTTCTAACGATACATTTCCTACGCTTTCCAAAATATTTCCAATTACCGCTTTTATGCTATTCAATAGTTTTGTTGGCATATTTACGATTGGATCTATTAGATAATCTTGTAGCATATCGCCTAGAGTGTTCATTGCATCTTCAAAAAAGTCTTTAGCTTTATCGACCATGCCAGATACGAATTTCTTTATTCCACCTTGACCGACAAGAGAAGTCGATAGTCCGAATGTCAAGCTATCTGCAGCAGATTCAAAGAATGCGCCAACAGCGTCACTAAAGTCGCCGCCTGCCATGTATTCATCATAAGCATCTTTTAGACCCATGGCAGCAACAATAACTGGACCTATAATAGGAAGCTTTTTTGCTAGTCCTAGAAAAGCTTTTCCTATTATAGATAATAGTTTTTTGCCTAATCCCGCAACACCAATACCTCCTCCTGCTCCACCCAAAAGACCACCAAACATTGAAGAAATAATGTTAGAAATAATACTTTCGCCATCTCCGGCACCACCTCCTCCGCCCATCGCGCCTGCAGGGACAGCTGTTGCTGCCGATGTGCCAACCATAGGTGAACCTTGCTTTTGCGGAAGTTGTTTGAAGTTTTCTTCTAGATCTCTTCTTTTCTTTTCTTCATTTGCAAATTCAGCTACGTCCTCTAATTGTTTGTATGTGTCTGAACTTTTCGAAAACTTTACTGCTATTGTATTTTCGCCGTATAGTTTTTGACGAATCTTTTTTAATTCCTCGGTCATTTGCTTTAGCAATGAATTTAGTTCAGCGTCGCTTGATCTGGATGCTCTGTTTGTAGGATCTCTAGATCCTTGAAAACCTTCTGCAACTGCATTCATTCTTTCTGAAGAAACTCCAAGACCTTTTGCTGTCATTAGTCCTGCAGTTTTACCAAAAAGTTGCTTGACTAACATTTCAGGACGAAGATTTTGTTTTATTGATTTTAATGTTGCTGATTTCACCGTTTCATTTGGATCTCTTAGAAGTGAGCGTAGACTTTTTAATTTTTGACTTTTAGGTGCGACATCTGTTATCGTGTCGCCCATTTTGTCTACATTTGTTTTAGGAGTTTCATACAAAGGTCCTGTTTCGTTAGGATTGCCCCAACGTTGCTGTAAATCCTTGGATGCAATTCTTCCAAGCTTACCTTTTTTTGTTACTTCTTTCCAAAGACCTTTACCCTGGGCAGTTGCATCGAATGCATAAGTTTTGCCCATATGTGTTTTTGTTGATTCCATTTTTTATCTTCTCTTGTTATTCATGGATTGTTTTATTCTTTCGTTTTCTCTTTCTATGTGCTGAACCAACATAACGATATAAACATCTCTTTCCCATGGTATCATATTTTCAAGGTCATTCAAACTATACTTGTGATGTTGCATCATCGAAAAGTTTGTACTGTAGTAATTTGCTAACGTTTCATGGCCAAGGCTTATACGAAAAAATTTGTTATGCCGTCAATTTGAATTTTATGTTCAAATCCACATTTTTCGCATTTGTGTTCTGCAACTGACTTTATCTTTGGCATTGTGTTGAAAAAGTTTTCAATTCTATCAAAACTTGCCTTTGGTATATTTTCAATATATTCCCTAACTTCTTCCTTGTTCATTTCTTTTATGTAATAGATGTTTTCTTTATCGAAGATATAATCCATGCAATCGATGATTATGTCGAGTGCTGAATCAACATCAGACTTATCTTTAGGTTTTGCCTTGGCCTTCAAAACCATATTTTCAGCCATCTTCATTGATGGATATTTCATTACTACGCCGACATCTTTACTAAAGAATATTGTTTTATTGTGCTCTGGATTTTTTTCTACTTGAGTTGACAATATGTCATGTTCAAATTTCATTAGATGATTGCATTCATTTTCATCAACAACATTTTTGCATGTGTAGTTGAGATTTACTTTTTCTCCAATTGATCTTGCTCGTAAATGCATGAAGAAGTATTCAAGATCAACAGAAGACATATCTTCCGCATCGAAATCCTTACTTACAATACAATTTGATACAATTTGTTTTATTGAGCGAATGATATCTTCTTCAACTTTTGATTCTAATGCCATTAGAAGAATTTTCTGTTCTTTTACTAAAAATGGTCTAAAAGTAACTTTTTTGCCTGTACAAGGCATTTCAATTTCATATGTTGGCAAATCAAGTTTTGGTAAAGACATAACTATATTCCTTTCATTATATTATCTTGGTGTTGCATCTCGTCGAAGTGCATTTGCTTGAGGATCATAGGTGAATGGCTGTGCGCCAGTAAAAGGATTTCCTGGAACTTCTTGTGTCGATGCTGTTTGACTTGGCGGAGTAATGACACCAGAATCATTTTCGGTTATTGTATTGTTTAGAGGGCTAGACTCTCTCTGCCATCTAGTGTATGCGAAAGTTACAATTAGTGATATGTTATCGTCACTAGCCCAACTCAATGAAATTTGATTTATTGATATTGGAAAACAATCGATGAATTTGACTCGATATGTTGGAAAATCTGACTCCGTTAGGATGCCAAGACTTTCAACTTCTTCCCGACCAGAAACAACGTCATAATGTTCGACAATAATATCTCTTGTATATTGTTTTTTATATCTAAAATTGTAAAGAGCATTATCTGTTATATTCGTTGCAGAATTTTCAGTAGGATTTATGTAATCCATCCAATCTTCAAATATCTTTTTTTCTGCAAAACCTGTTTCTCTTACAGGTCCTGCAAAATTAGCTGAACACAAAAATGTTAGATTTAGTTGTCCAAATGTTGTTTGTGATGGATGCGATTGAAATAATCCGTATGTTCTATTGTCAAAAGTTGCAAATGATCTTCCGGGCAGTTCTGCATCCGTGCATCTATATCTAAGAAGTCTTGTATCACCACCTGTCGGCGGATCCGGAATTGTGACCCAGAAACGACTTGCTTTTGCAAAGTCTGAAAATCGATTTATACTAGATCTAAACGCTTCTATGCTACTCATTTATATTTCTTTCTAGAATTTGAAAAGACTTTTTGTTTTGTTTCGCCTATGAAGCTTTCAACAGGCAAAAATATTGCAATATCCCATTCATTTGCATCTATACGCAAAAATTGTGATTTTATGTTTTGCAATAGATATCTTTTCAAGCACGGACGAAATGCATCTGTATTTGATATGCTTTTTAGCATTTGATACGAAACAGCTATTCTTGTTTTTTCATCGTATTTGTTATTTGTAGCAAATTCACTCAATTCATCTAGTAATTTCGCGCGCGGAACTGGAGCTAAGTAATGCAAATTTAGTCCAAGAAATCCGTCAGAATATGTTTCTATAGGTATGACAAGAGGAAATAAATCATAAAACGGCAGATCATCTCTTAGTTTTGGATTATAGACAAAAAAATACATTCCGCCAAGATCAAACTTTGTTTGCTTGCGCCTTGTATCACGCATAAGCGTGTTTGGTCTAAGACCATTTAGATCTTTGACTTTATTTTTGATCCATTGTCTAGCTTTGTTTGAACTCATAGCTAGATTTTGTTTCTGCAATTCTTTTTGTAGTCTATCTAATAGTGCCATAGATCTATTTATTTGATTCCTAGATCATCTTCTGTAAGCACTTTGAATTGCCAATTTCGGTCAAGACAATATTCTTCGGCAGCTTTCCACTTTGCCTCATTGACTCCCCATGTCACAACTTCGGATATATATTTTTGCGTGACGCGAGATCTCTTTTTTGGAGCTATTGATTCCTTTTTTGGCTTTATTTCCCATATCATTTCTCGTATTTTACCCTCTTTATCTCGCACTTTGACATAAAAATCGGGAAAATATCTATGCACTTTTCGATCTATAGGAGATAGATAGGGTATTATGATTTCTTCCGACGACCATTGTACTATAGCCGGATTTGAGTCAAGAAAGATCATGACTCGACGTTCCCAAAGACTACGATATATGATTCGTGTCGGATCACCTTTGTATTTGTTACTATTTGTTGGTATGAAACGGCCTTTGTATGACATGATAAATATATCCAAAAGATAGAGAATATTTAGATGCAAAGATTACAGGCTAGACAAGACGTTGGACCTTTAGATAATTTAGGCACAAACAAGTATAAGTTTTCGTCATTGAACTATCCTAGTGACATAGAATCACTATCACATGCCATGCTATTCAACATACTTATACAAGATGCAACAAAAGATAGGGATGCAGGAAAAGCTGCATTGGCCCCAAGTGGGTCTAATGGACAACCAGTTGGTTCAAGAACGGCCGAACTGAATAAGGGTAACTTTTTAGGTCTAACAAGAAGAACAAAAAGATCAACTACAGCAATATCACTATATGTTCCTGAAACCGTCGTATTTGATAATAAGCAAACATATCAACAAATGAACATGCTTGACACTTTAGGTATTGGTGGCACACTTGCAGCCACAGGCCTATCAAAAGCTGCAGGAGCAATGAATATTACTTCTGGTGCGGGTGCGTTAGGTGCTACACTTGGTTCTTCTTTAGCACTCGCCGGAGTAAGTAGAGCTACAGGTGCTGCTGCAGGTGCTGCTGAAGGTCTAGCTAGACGCCTGGGTGCATTTGGACATGTTGTCAGTGCTGCAGTAGATGCAACTAAAGTATCTAATTTGAAAACTGCGGCAAATATAATAGGATTTGCTGTAAATCCTGTGATTGAAGTTTTATATTCATCACCTGTTCTTAGAAGTTTCAATTTTGATTTTGTTTTTGCTCCAAGAAGTGCTGAAGAAGCTAATGATGTTTGGTCAATAATTTATCAGTTTAGAAGACATTCGGCTCCGGAGTTGATTGCTAGCGGTGTCATGTTTGTGCCTCCTTCAGAATTTGAAATTACTTTCTTGAGAAAGACTGGTGCTGGCTTTGCAGAAAATACAAATATGCCTAGAATAGCATCATGTGTTTTGGAAGATATTCAAGTTGATTATGCATCGGCTGGTAGCTTTGTAACTTTTACCGATGGTATGCCAGTTCAAATTAGAATGAGATTGCAATTCAAAGAACTAAACATAATCACAAGAGAAGCAATAGATAAAGGATACTAATGGCATATTTTGAAAAATTTCCTTTATACTTTTATGGCCTAAGCGCGGATAAAAGTCAACAACCGAAAGTTGTTACTAATATTCTTGCTCGCACAAAAATGATTGATAGCATAAAGAATTCATCATATGTTTATTATACATATGATGTTCAAGATGGCGACACTCCAGAAATACTGGCATCAAAGTATTATGATAATCCAAATAGGCATTGGATAATACTATTTGCAAACGATATTGTCGATCCAGTTTATGATTGGCCTTTATCAACTAGAGATTTTGCTAATTTCATAGATGCAAAATATGGATCATATGCAACTGCATCAACACAAATACATCACTATGAAAAAATAATAACTAAAACGGATTCTTTGACAAGAACAGTGACTGTAAATCGATACGAAGTCGATTCAACTACTTATGCCACAATTCCGGCTAGCACTTTTGAAACTTTCAATCTAAAAGATGGAAATAGCGTGACAATAGAGACGACAAAAAGAATAGTATATGCTTATGACTATGAAAATGATTTGAACGAGTCAAAAAGATCAATAAAAATAATTGATAAAGCCTATATTAGTCAAATTGAAAATGAACTAATGGCATTATTGGCAATATAAAGTAAAATGGCAGAAAATACACCTATAACAGAAAAAAGTTTTGAGTTCAAAGAACTTACAATCAAAAGTGTAGATGGAAATTCGTATGACGTTTATCCTCAATTGATTGAGATGTCAATATTTGAAGATATCTACAATAGCACTTTATCAGGAAAAATTACATTATCAGATTCGGTTGAATTTTTTTCAGTAACTCGATTTATCTGATTTGAATTTTTGACTGTTGTCAGAGTAAAACCTGGATATCAAAAAGAAATACTATTTGAAAAAGTTTTTCGCGTTTATAAGTTACAGCATGATGAAATAGAACAATCGTCAAGATCAAGTCAAACTTATACTTTGCATTTTTGTTCAGAAGAAAATATAATATCTGCTTCTCGTGTTTTGTCAAAGTCTTATAAAGGCGTTTCTAGTTCGTTTATCATAAAAGATATTTTGAAAAATTATCTTAGCGTATCAAATACTAAGTTTGATCCAAAAGAACCTAAAAACATTGAGGAATCTTTTGGTCGTCAAGATATAATAATACCCAACTTAAATCCATTACAAGCCGCAATTTGGTTGGCATCAAGAACGATTTCGATTTCAAGAAAAAATTCTAGCGCAAATTTCATGTTTTATGAAAATAGAGAAGGATATAATTTCAAATCTCTAGAAAGTTTGTTCAATCAACCAACAAGAGCAAAATATAAATTCAAACAAAAAAACATAGATACATCAGATGATCGTTCCGAGACAATAATAGATGAATATAGAGATGTCATAAAGTATGAAATCATGAATACATATGATGTCATGCGCGGAACAACTTATGGAATGTTTTCTGGTATTTTAAAAGGAATTGATTTAGTTAGACTTAGAGCCGACGACACCATTTTTGACTACGATGATTTTTTCAATAATTCTACACATATTAATAATGACAAAATACTAGAACACAAAGATTTTTATCCATTTCATAATGAAAATGAAGATAGAACTCAAACAAAAACTTACAAGAATTATTTTGCAACTAGAAGAATGTATCCAACAACTAGAGGACACGATGTTGTTGAATCTATTTCTAAAAGACAACCCGGTATAAAACCCAATCTTGTAGAAAAATGGATGTTGCAAAGAACGTCACAAATAAATCAACTAAATTATTTCAAATTGAAACTTGTTTTACCCGGAGATACATATCTAACAGTTGGTGATATTATTGAATTTCAAATGCCCTTGATAAAAACACAAGTTCCTGGAGAAAATCCAAACAATCCATACTATAGCGGTCGTTATCTAGTTACTGCAATGCGTCATAAACTGGATTATCAAAGCTACGAAATGATAGCTGAAGTAACTCGCGATTGTCTATCGCAAAAACTACCTGATGCACAAAATGATGATCCTTATCTAAAAGAGTTGAAAAAGCAATGATTGGAAAAAATAATTTCATGGGACTAGACGGATTCGTCTGGTGGTTCGGCGTAGTTGAAAATCGACTTGATCCTCTAACTTTGGGTCGTTGTCAAGTTCGTGTTTTTGGTTGGCATACCGAAGACAAAAATTTGGTATCAACTAAAGATTTACCTTGGGCACATCCAATAGTTCCATTAGGATCAAATGCAGCAAGCATGGTTGCGCCAAAAGAAGGCGAAATGGTATTTGGTTTTTTTCTAGACGGTGATGACGGCCAATTTCCTATAATTATTGGTATTGTACCAGGAATACCTGATGGGACACCAAGAATAGACAAAGGATTCTCAGATCCTAGAGATTTAGTAGCACTAAGTAAAAGTCCGAAAATCCCTGGCACAAAAACTTATTCAACAGATGGTAGCGGTGTTTCTTGGTCAGATAGTCCTGCACAAAGATTTCCTAATTTGGCAGGAGAACCGACAGTTAGTCGTCTTGCTAGAAATGAAAATGTTGAAGATACAATTGTAGGAATTAAAAAGAAAACAATAGAGCAAAATGTTCTAACCGCTGATGAAAACTTTTGGTCAGAGCCAGAAACAAAATATGCCGCTCAATATCCGTACAATCATGTTTATGAAACTGAATCTGGACACGTTGTTGAATTAGATGATACGCCTGGATCTGAACGTGTTCATATTGCACATCGCTCTGGTACATTTGACGAAATGCATCCTGATGGAACAAGAGTGATGAAAGTAGTCAAAGACAGATATGAAATTACATTATCTGATAATAATGTTATGATTTACGGCGATTGTAATATCACTATAAATGGACGAGGATCAATATTTGTTCGCGGAGATGCTGATTTAAAAGTGGGCGGAAATATGAAAACTTCTGTCAAAGGGACCTACGAAGTAGTTTCAACTGGAAACATGAAGTTTGTTGCTCCGCGCATAGATTTAAATCCGCCGGGAGAATCTCCATCTTATGCGGAACAAGCGTTTAGTCCTAAAACTGCGGCTTTCGAAAAAAGACAAGTTCCTGGAGGAACAGGATCGTTTGAATTTGCTGGAGTTACGCTAAATGTAAGTCCTGACTATGCTGCAACATCTTCTGATTATAAACCAAATGACGCACCAAAAGAAACTTCGCCAGAACCAGCAAATACTGAACCCTCTCCACCAGTTGTTTGTGGCGATTTTTCCGAACCATTGACCGCCAGTGATTATGACAAGAACATTAGCGAAAACTACAAGCTAAGAAATTTGACAATAGGACCCGGAATACTATTTCCATACAGAATAAATTCTCAAAAAGGTCTAAAAGAATCTGAAATTGCGTGCAACTTACAGGCACTTGCACAAAACTGTCTTGAGCCACTTCGTAAACAGTATCCTGGAATGAGAATTAATAGTGCATTTAGAGTTGGTGAAAACCAGTCTCAACATGGAACAGGTCAGGCCGCTGATGTTTCTTGGCCAAGTAAAACAAAAACAGAATTGCTTGAAATATGCAAGTGGGCTTCAACTAATTTGAGTTTTGATCAGATCATATATGAAATTCCTTCAAATTCACCAAATGGATGGCTTCATATTAGTTTTAATCGCAAGGGAAATAGAACAGGAACTGGAAGACCAAGATTACTAACATGGAGAGGCGGCGGTTATGAAACAGGACTCAATGCATAAGGAAAACAAAAAATGACAGATAGTGATTTTGGATTTAGTGCGGTTGATGAAGATGAATATTTCAAATCTTTAAATTTACCTTTAGCACAGACATCAATAAGTTCAACTGAAGATGTAAAAAAACTTGAAGAAAAACTAGATAGTCTTTTGTCAAAAGTTGATGTAGATGAACATAAACGTCTTATCGAATTGGAAATTCGTGATCGTCTCAAAAAAGTAGAGGACATGATTTTACCATTACTTACTAATTTGGCAAAAAACCCCGAAAAAGTTTACATCAAGTGGCCCAATCGTAAAGAAATCATAGATAAACAAATAGAAAAATTTTTAGAGTTGACTAGAGAATAATGGCTGCAGTAACAAGATTGACCGATTTATGTTCTGGTCACGGTTGCTGGCCACCTAGAGTGAATGACGTTGCAAGTTCTGACGTATTTGCTGAGGGACTTGGTGTACATAGACAAACGGATCATTGGATTTTACATTGTTGTCCAGATCAAGGCTGTCATGATAGTGTTTTAGCAGCAGGATCATCTACTGTGTACATAAATGGATTGCAATGCGGTAGAATTGGTGATCCTATTGAGTGTGGTTCAATTGTCATGACAGGTGCTTCTACAGTTTTTGCTGGTGGTTGAATAAAAAAAGAGGAAAAAAATGTCAGTATTACCTACTTCTACTTCTCCGATCATAATACCCGATCCCGAAGCGTATCAACCAGGTGAATATACAGGATCTATCTCTTCACCGACACAAAAAAACATATACGAAACTTTTTTGAATGAAGGACGAAGTGCAATATTTCGCAATCCCGTTGGAGATGCAATAACAGGATTCAATGATAATTTGACAGGCTTATACGATGCAGTAAACAATAGTTCGTGCTTGTCGGCAGGAGATAAAACTGATATAATTTCCGCTTTAGGGACACCTGGCGGATCTACCGGTCTAATCGAACAGCTCGAATTGTTTAGCATACATACACAAATTCTTTCTGGCGTTATTCCACAAGGTACTAATTCCACTCCTGGATTAGACAGAATACTATCTGTTGGAAGATCATTAGGCGGATTGGCATATTCTATAGATTCTGCTTCAAATTGTTTTAGTCTTTTGAATAATATGACTGGTCTTTTTTCGAATGATCTTTTGAATGGATATGGTTCTGAAATAGCAGGAATGATTAGTTCGATAAACTCGTGTCTAGCAACTGCTTCAGATATTATCTTTAGAATAAATGAAATGATAACTACGCTACAAAATATTATAAATGCTGATAACAATTTTTTCAATAATTCTCTTGAACAGCTTCGTCAAGCAGCTCTTTCATCATTATTGGAGAGTATGTATCAAAATCCTTGTGGTAAATTTTTGCTTGAAAGTAAGATAGGACAATCAAAACTCATGGGATATCTTAGATAAATAAAATATGCCTGTAATACAAAGAATTTTTAGAGACTTAGACTTGAATTTTACTCGAAATCCTGCTACGGGAGACATTTCTGTCCGTAACGGAGATCAAGCAATAATTCGTTCCGTTAGAAATCTAGTAAATCTAGCTAACTATGAAAAACCATTTCATCCCGAAATTGGTTCTTCGGTCCGTCAAATGTTATTTGAAAATTTTGGTCCTTTAGCAACACAAAATATAAAACGTGCAATAGAAGATGTCATAAACAACTTTGAGCCTAGAGTAAAGCTAAAAGATGTCATAGTACAAGCAGTAGAAGATCAAAATAGATTTCAAGTAGTAATACAATTCTTCATCGTAAATAATGCAGCACCAACAGTAATAAACATGTTTCTGGAAAGAGTAAGATAATATGGCAACTTCAAATACGGTTCTAAGAATTTCTGAACTGGATTTTGACACGATCAAAATCAACTTGAGGGACTATCTTAGAAGTCAAAATCAATTTACAGAATATGATTTTGAAGGTTCTGGATTCAATATATTGCTGGATATTCTCGCATATAATACGCATTATATGGCATATTATCTAAACATGGTTGGTAATGAAATGTTTTTAGATAGCGCCATATTAAGAAATTCAGTAGTTTCACACGCAAAACATCTAAATTATGTTCCAACATCAACCAGAGCGTCAACTGCAGTTGTTGATGTTGTAGTTGAAGATACGAGTCCAACTAGCGGTCAAGCTGTCATTACTCTTCCCTCATATAGTAAGTTTCAATCACAACAAATTGATGGTGTGAATTATACATTTGTAAATCTTGATACTCAAGTTGCCTCAAAAAACGTTATAACAAACACATACACTTTTTCTAACGTAACAATATCTCAGGGTGAACCTGTAACATATAACGTTACTGTAGATGCAACAAACACAAGAAGAAGATTTAGAATACCTGATGCCAATATTGATACATCAACTTTAATTGTTTCAGTAATCAACTCATCTGTTGATTCAACAAGAAATACTTTTGTTCTATCTGATGATGCAACCGAACTTGATTCTAACTCAAAAGTTTATTTCTTAGAGGAAACTGATGATTACAACTATAACATTTATTTTGGTGATGGAAGTATAGGTAAAAATTTGTCTGATGATAATATAGTTGCCTTAAGATATCTTTCTACAGACGGCGAATCGTCAAACAAAGCAAATTCATTTACATTTATATCACAGCTTGGCTCTTTTTCAAATGTTGTTGTAAATTCAGTGTCTGCGGCTGCAGGCGGTGCAAGTAGAGATTCAATCGATAAGATAAAATTCATTGCGCCAAAATTTTATACAACACAAAATAGAGCAGTAACAAAAGATGATTATGGAACACTGCTTCTAAAAGATTACCCAAACATAGAGGCTATCTCTGTTTGGGGTGGAGAGGAAAACGATCCTGTAGTATATGGTAAAATATATGTCTCCATGAAACCTAAAAATGGATATGTAATTACTGATATTGAAAAAGATAGAATAATCAATGAGTTGATTACAAATAGGAATATTTTGACTGTCATACCTGAAATTGTTGATCCTGAATATCTTTATCTAAGATTTGACATGACAGTAAATTATGATTCTACATTGACATCAAAAGACGAAGAACAATTAAAGGAATTGATTAGAACTGACATTGGTGAATATAACGATGTTGAACTTGAAAAATTCAATTCAACATATAGAAGTTCAAAACTTCAAAGTTCGATCAATGATGTAGATCCTTCATTTTTGGGCGTGGACATAACCACAATCGTACAAAAAAGACTTGAACCCACGTTGAATGAGTCAAAAAACTATACTATTGATTTCAATGTTCCTCTAAATCGAGGGACGTTTGCAGATAGATTGTATACATATCCTTCATTTCAAGTTTTGGATAATGAAGGAGTTTCGCGAGACGCTCTTATTGAAGAGACACCATTATCATACACGGGAATTGATAGCGTAGAAGTTCTAAATTCAGGATCTGGTTATAGCGATTCTCCTATTGTTACAATAACCGGAGACGGTTCTGGTGCTAAAGCTAGAGCGGTTGTTGTAAATGGTAAAATCATTTCTATCGAAGTTGATGTTACAGGATCAAATTATACAGCTGCAGTGGTATCCATTTCAGATACCACTGGTGTTGGAGCAACAGCAACAGCAATTCTATCCGGACAAATTGGAACTTTAAGATCTTACTATGTTCAAGTGGCTACTGGTGAAAAAATAATCATAAATGAAAATATCGGACAAATTGTTTATACAACTGGTAGAATAAACTTGTATAATTTCAAACCCATTTCAATAACCACAAATGCAAATTATGCTTCAGGAATAATTACTTTCAATGCTCTACCTAAAGAGAATACGATACATCCTCTAAGAAATAGATTGCTATCAATAGATTCCAATGATCCTATTGCTATACAAATTCGTATGGAGAATGAAGCCTAATGGCAACAAATAATAGAATTTCGACGGTTGTATCAAATCAATTACCGGAATTCGTAAGAGCCGATCATCCAACTTTCGTTTCTTTTCTTGAAGCATATTTTGAATATTTGGAACAATCCAATACAACTTTGCGTTTTGGTAAAACTGTCGAACGTGCAAAAAATATTAGAAATTATTTTGACACAGACAAAATTACTGATGTTGGTCTAGAAGAATTCAACACTCATTTATATGATCAATTTCTATCCTTGATACCAAAAGATGCTGTAGCTGATAAATCAAAACTACTAAAAAACATAAAGGATTTCTATCTTGCAAAAGGAACAGAAAAATCTTATAATTTTCTGTTTCAATTATTATTTGATGAACAAGCATCTTTTTACTATCCTAAAACAGATATTCTAGTCGCGTCATCGGGTAAATGGCTTATTGAAAAATCTGTTAGAATAATCGACACAAAAATAAACAATGTTTCTGATGATTCTATTACAAATCTACTAAAATTCAAAAATACAAAACTTGTTGGAAATACATCAACTGCAGAAGCGCAAATTGAAAAAGTAGTGATATCGTATGAAAACGGCGTTCGTTTCAATGAATTCTTTATTTCAAAACAAAAAGGTTCGTTTACATCTGGTGAGCAAGTATTTGCATTCAATGTGAACAACGAAACTTTTACTGGAAATCTAATTTCTGGGTATATTTCTTCGATTGGTATTGTCAATGGTGGAACTGGTTATACTGCCGGCACCTCTCTGCCTATAGCTGGTGATGGAAGCGGCGGTGCTGCAGTAATTAGTAAAGTTAGTTCAGGTAATGTTTCAAATGTAACTGTTATTACTGGTGGTGCGGGATTTAGAGTTTCTGACTTGGTTATATTTTCTGGTGGCGGTGGTTCTGGAGCTAATGCAAATGTTTCTGCTGTTTTTGCAAACGGCTATCATCATCCAACTCAATATGCAATAAATTCAGACATAATCAATACATACAATGCAACAACAATTGCTGCTTACAGCAACTCATCTGGCGGAAACGCAAATACTAAACTCGCAAATACTCTAAACTTTTTTCAATTTGCTGGCACAGGTCCTATACAATCAATTCAAGTTTTAGAAGGTGGCAGCAATTATCTATCAGTGCCCACAGTAGCAGCTCTTGGAAATACAAGAATAAAAAATCTTGGTATCATAGGTAGATTGAAGATCAATTCCCCTGGATCGGGTTATTCAAATGGTGCAAGACTAATATTTACGAATGTATTGGGTGGATTTGGATTTGGAGCAAATGGTAATGTAGTTACAAATGCAACAGGTGCTATAATAAAAACCAATTTGTTGCCTTTGTATTCGGGTAATGGTCATATCATTGGAGGCTCCGGATATAATGAAAATTTGCCTCCGACAATTTCTATTAGTGGTGCAGGTTCTGGTGCAAACATAACAGTAGATTCGTTGCTTGGATTTGGCGGCACATTTACTACAGCTCAAGGAACTTTAGGCGTCATCGAAGAAGTAACAGTAACAAATAGAGGAAGTGGATATACAACAGCACCAACGATTGATTTGACTACATCTGGTTCGGGTACTGCAAATCTAATAGCAAATGTTGTTACGGGTGTGTTTACATATCCAGGAAGATTCAAAGACGATACTGGTCTATTGAGTAGCTCAAACTATCTTGAAAATCGTGACTATTATCAAAATTTCAGCTATGTTATAAAACTAAAGAAGTCGATTGAAAAGTATAGAAAATATGTAAATGAACTTGTTCATCCGACAGGAATGAAACTTTGGGGCGAATATCTATATGATTCCGAGCCACCAGTAAACCAGATCATTTCATTCAATTCTTATGTTTCAAGAACTGTAAATACAACAATTTCAAATGTGATATATTACGGCTACAATACTGCATCTAATGGCGGAGCAACAATTAGTGAGTATTTTACATACCCACAAGTGTCCACGAGTATACCTACAAATACTAAAACTCTAACAATAAGTTTTTACATAAATCCCGATTTACAAACTGCTTATCATAGTAATTCTAAAGGAATTTTTCTTTGCCAGACAACAACATCTGAGGCATTAGCAAATTTAGATAATTTTGGAACTACTGCCTTCAATAGATTTCAAGTATATCTAACTTCATCAAATACAATAGGATTTTACAGTCAGAATACTAATTCTACGACAAATAGTGTTTTTAGAATGGAAAGCAACGTAGAAAATAGATTATATTCGAATACTTGGTATAATATTGTTGCAAGTATTGATACGGCCAATTCTGGAAATTGTAGAATTTATATTAACAATGTTGCATCATATAACGTCATGACTATTTACAATAGTAATGTTCAGTTTGACTTTGGTAGCGGCACTCATTATATTTTTCATGGGGGAGCTATCAATAATGGAAATAGATTTACAGGATCACTAGCTCATTTTTGGCTATCGACAAACTCGGCTTTGAATATATCAAATACGATCATACGCCGTGTTTTCCAAGGGTATCACGCAAATGGAAACGTAAGAGTTGATTATTTGGGTCCAAATGGAAATGCATCATTAATTACCTCTGAATACGGAGTTGCACCGCAGTTATACTATAATTATATTGTTCCAGGAACTCCGACATCAAATGTTTGGGTTAGCACTGGACTAATCAATCATTCATTAACTGATCCTTCTCTTGATAATTTATATCTACCAAAAACACAAGAAACTATTTTACCTACAATAATTACATTTGTCAGCAACACATGAAAATGCATATAAATATGAAACAATAAGAGTTTTTTAGATGACAGCTATTTCAACCGTCGGTTTTCGCATAAATTCAGCTGAACAGCTACTAGAATCGGTATCTGAACCGGCTTCTACCATGCTATACGTTTGTTATGGTAAAAGCACACCATGGGCGAATGATTCTTTACCAAATACTACGATTGATAGCTTGGCAAACACAAATGAAATTTGGCGCAATCTTATTGCAGGTAAAAAAGTAACGGGAAATGATGTAACACTTGTTTCAAAAAGATTTACTTGGACTTCGGGTACAACATATGATCAATATGATGATACTTCAAGCATTCTTTATGATGGAAATACAAAATTTTACGTTATAACAAGCAACTACAACGTATATAAGTGCTTATACAATAATAATGGTGCCAATTCAACAATTGAACCAACATATACTTCGCCTGGAACTACAAGTACAGAAGCCGACGGATATATTTGGAAATACATGTATACATTGAATACAAAAGAAATACAAAGATTTTTGTCTTATGATTGGATTCCTGTAAAAACATTGACACTGGATAACGGTTCAGCACAATGGCAAGTGCAACAAGCTGCTATTGATGGTGCAATTGATGTCATATTGGTTTCTAATACAGGAACCGGCTATACAAATTCAAGTAATATAACGGTAACCATTACAGGTGACGGAACAGGTGCTAATGCAACTGCATATGTTAACACTACATCTAATGTAGTTGCAAATATAGTTGTAACATCAAGAGGAACAGGATATACATTTGCTTCTGCAACTATTTCTGGTGGTGGTGGTACTGGCGCAAATGCTCGTGTTGTAATTGGTCCATATGGCGGACATGGATATAATCCTTCTTATGAACTTGGCGCAAAAAATGTAATGATTGATACACTGATTCAAGGTTCTGAAGATAATGAACTTGTTACAAGTAATGATTTTAGACAAATTAGTGTAATAAAAGATCCTATAATATATGGATCATCAAACGTGTTTTCTAATTCAATATTTACACAAACATTATCTCTTGCTCTTGCAGGGCCGTCAGAATATGTTACCGACGAATTTGTTTACCAAGGATCATCAATTGGCACAGCGTCATTCAAAGGTAGAGTGTTGTATTGGGATAGCGCAAATTCTATCATGGAAGTTACAGAATACACAGGAAATCCTACTACAACGACATTGAATGGTAGTACTTCAGGCGGATATCGATATATCACAAGCGTAATCAATCCAACACTAAAGAGTCGTTCGGGGCAAGTCATATATATGGATAATATGATACCTATTACAAGAGCAGTAGATCAAACTGAAAATATTAAAATAGTTATAAAATTTTAGGGATAAAAAATGGTAGATAAAATCGTACCTACAGAAGCAGCTGATGCACCGTATTATAACGACTATGACGAGACAAAAGATTTTTATAATATTTTGTTTCGTCCGGGATTTGCTGTTCAGGCGCGCGAACTTACACAGCTACAAACAGTTTTACAGAAACAGATTCAAAGATTTGGTGATCACGTTTTCAAGAACGGCAGCATTGTACAAGGCGCTCAATTATCCCTTTCTAGTGAAATTTCAATAAATTTACAATCTCAATATGCTAATGTTGACATAAATGTCTCAAACTTTGACAGAAAATATGTAAACAATACAACAAATACAGCTACTACAGATGCGACAGCATATGTTGCTGCAGTTCAGTCTGGAACAACTCCAGTTTTGATGGTAAGATATTTTTCTAATGATCAATTCAATAATGATACAATTAGAGCAACTGATTTACTAAATTACGCCAATACTATTGGAAGTTCTGGAGTTGGTAGTACGTGCAGTATTTCTGATGGAGTTTTATACATAGACGGCTATTTCGCAAGAGTAGGTGCTCAAACTATAATTTTGGATCCTTATAAAGCAAATAATGTTTCTTGCAAGATTGGTCTTGAGTTAGACAAAACAATTGTAGCACCCGGATCTGACACAAGTCTACTAGACCCTGCTTTGGAAGCTTCAAATTATCAAGCTCCTGGAGCATCTCGTTATAAAATAAATCTAACATTAGCAAAAAGAACACTTGATAGTACCGATGATGCACAGTTTATTGAGATAATGAGACTAGAAGATGGTGTTATTACAAAGAAAATAATATATCCAGAATATTCAATTCTAGCAGATACTCTTGCTAGAAGAACGAACGATGAATCTGGTAGCTACACCGTTAGACCTTTCAATATCCGACTAAGAGATCATGCAAATACAGCAAACATTCTAAATCCAAATACAGAATTGTTTACTGTAACTTTGGATCCTGGTAAAGCATATATTGAAGGTTATGAATTTAGAACAGAAGCGCCTGTAAATCTAGATGCTAAAAGATCTCTTGCAACATCAAACGTAAATAACTATCCTCTATCCTTAAATTATGGAAATTATCTAATAACAAATAATATTTCTTCAATTAGAGGTGCTCAAAGTACAGGAACATTCAAGTTTGATTCGTCTGGTGTTGGTCCACAAATAGTTGATCTACATTGTTTGGACGCTTCTGTCGTAAACAATAATACATCAACAACATATACATCAAGCAAAATAGGTACAGCAAGACTTGTAAACATTGATTATTATAGTGCATCAAATACACAAAATTCTAGCACTTATAATTACAAAGTATACATTGCGGATACTCAATTTTCAAACATAACAGGAACAATCTTCACAGCAAATGCTGATAGTATAGTTCTTTCAAATGTTTCAACAACAAACACTACTTCTAGAGAAGCTACATCAGCAACTGCAAATGCATATTTGGGTGCAATAATTCGAATCACTTCTGGTACACTTTCTGGTACACAGCGAACAATTACTAGATATGATGCTACTTCCAGAACAGCATTTTTAGATTCAAATATTGGCAATTCATCAATTGTTGCAAATACTGATACCTATGGAGTGTTCTTTTCTACAAAAGATATCGAATCTCTTGTCTATGCATCGGTATCGACACCAACAGTTATAACTGGTTCTTATGATGTTAGTGATTTTTCAAAAATTGGTGGAGTATCAAGTGGCGATACATTCTTGACAGATACTAATTTCAATAAGTATTTGTTTGAATTGCCACAGGATTACATAGCAAAAAACATCACGGATCAATCATACTCATATTATAAAGTTTTGGCAGCAAATCAAACATTTACTTTGGGAGTTGCATCTGGTATTTCTCCGGGTACAGGTGAAGTGTATTCAGCCGCGGTTGGTTCTCCAATATCTACAACGGAGTCACTTGAAAACTTCATTGTTGTCATAAAAGACAATTTTGCAAACGTTTCTACTTTAGGTGCAAATGGTAGTATTTTAGCTATGACTAGAAGTCCTGCTAAAATAGACGTTACAAGCGCAACTTCTGCATCATTTACTGGTCCTATAGCAGCTACTTTCAAAGCAGACATTTTAGCTAAGGTTTCTATAACTTCAGGAACTGCAATAAATGAAAAGAAGAAAACACTTGTAACTTCAAATTCAACTCACATTAGCACTCAAGGCGGAACAGCTAATCTTGTTTATAACGTCGTAGGAACATCTGCCAATACAAGAGTATATACTGCAGTTGGACAAGTTCATCTAAGATCGCCAAATAAAACACCAGGACAAAAAGATACTTTATACACATCGGACGTAATTAGTCTAGATAAAGTATATGATATTGGTACAGCCGCATTTACTGGTGGAACCGCACTTAGCTCATATACCAACATAACAAATAGATATACTCTTGACACAGGACAGAGAGATACACATTATGATCATGGCGGAATTATTCTAAAGCCCGGAAATACTCCTCCTTCTGGAAATGTCGTGGTTTGCTACAGTTACTTCTTGCACGAAACCGGATCAAGTACTCCAGACGGTCTAGGATATTTCTCTGTCGATTCATATGATGGGTATGCAAATATTCCAAGATATACTAGCATCTCAACAGGTAGAATATATGATCTAAGAGATAGCATTGATTTTAGACCAAGAAGACAGGATGCTTCAAACACATCTCCTGGATATACTTTAGAAAAGTTTAGAATTGGTCTACCAAATGAAGAATTCAATGCTGACTATCAGTATTATTTGGCAAGAAAAGATTCTGTAGTATTGACCAAAGATAGATTCTTAAAAATCATTGAAGGAACATCATCATTAACACCACAATATCCTTCAATCCCAGATGGATCTATGTTGTTGTATAATTTGACTGTTCCTCCGTATACAGCATCACCTGCAAATGTTCTAGTCAAGTATATCGAAAACAAAAGATATACAATGAGAGACATTGGTTCTCTAGAAAAGAGAATAGAAAATCTTGAATATTATACGTCTCTAAATCTTTTGGAAAAAGATACTCAGCTTATTTCGATTAAAGATGCTGCAGGTCTTGATAGAACCAAAAACGGAATTCTTGTAGATTCGTTCAAGGGTCACGCGATAGGTGATGTTCAAAACCCAGATTATAGATGCTCAATTGACTTTAGTAATGAAGAATTACGTCCAGAAGCTAATACAACTGGTCATTTCATGGATTATAGTTATCAAGGCAGCAGTCTTGTTTCCATTAATAATGGTATTGTTACAATACCATTTACATCAGTTCCATTTATTACACAGAATGCGGCGACACAATACGAAACTGTTCAACCGTATCTATATGCTAAATTTTTGGGAGCAATTGCAATAAATCCTGAAAGTGATTTTTACTTTGAGAAAAATGTTTTACCAGATGTCAACATAAACTTGGCGGGCGAAAATGATGCATATGAATCTCTTGCTGCTGCATTGAATAATGACACTTCAGTATTCAATGCAGAATTCGGAGATTGGCTAACTAAATCTGTAGGAGTTGAAACAATAACAAATAGATTCAACGATCAGAGAACATCAGGATTTCAGGTTTGGCAAGATGAAGTGCAGAGAACAACCACAACAACTGTGACAACACAGATTCAAAGTGGTATTCAAAAGCAAATTTCATTTGATACGATTACAGCAAAACTTGGACAGAGAATTGTTGATCTAAGCGTTGTTCCTGCAATTAGATCTATTGATATAGACTTTGTTGGATACAAGTTCAAGCCAGGAAAAAGAGTATACTTCTATTTTGACGATACAGACGTAACAAACTATGTACAACGTGCAAATGAAATGGTTGTTACTGGCGGTCGTTTCATAGATATTCAAAATAGTTCTGAAAGTATTAAGTCCGGAACAGGGAATACTGCAAATGTAATATTTGTTCAGAGACTAAAGGGATCTACGGATAATGTTGCATATATTACCGATGTGACTGGAAATGTTGTAGTTGGTGATACTTGGACAGGAAATAGATCTTCAAATACTGGTCTTGTTGTATCATATTATCATTACTCGGGCACAGCTCGTGGCGGTAATTCTAATACAATAACATTATCAACAGATGCTTCTAGCGTTAGCAACGTCTATGCTGGAAACACATTGTACATTGTTGCCGGTTCTGGTGTAGGCACTTCATACACAATTGAAAATTATAATCAAACAACAAAAAATGCTAGAATTACGGGAACATTTACAACAACACCTACATCAAATACAAGATATTCAATCGGCGAATCAAAAATTGGCACATATGGTCAAGTTGCTGGAACATTCATTGTTCCCTCAACTCAATCAACAAACTTCAAAGTTGGTTCAAGATTGTTTAGGATTCTTGATGCGGCATCAGGATCCCTTGGTGCAAGCACAACAAGCGGTGATGTAAAATTTGAGTCTAGCGGTTTAATTGGAACAACTGAAGAAACAGTTATAACAACACGTATTCCAACACTAGAAAGAACTGCAGTAACACAAGAAAGAACTATAAAAGATGTTGTAACTCAGGATCAAGTCTTGAATACAACTCTAATAGCAGATTTTACGCCACCACCAATGTTTGATACGGGTGGCTTTGGCGGTGGCGGCGATCCTCTGTCTCAGACATTCTTTGTGCCGAAGCAAATATATCCAGAAGGACTATTCTTAGATAGCGTTGACCTATTCTTTGCTGCAAAAGATAGTCTAGGAACTATTCCTGTTGAGATACAAATTCGTCCAACAGTAAATGGTTATCCTCATAGTTCATTGATACTTCCAAATGGAAGAGTCATTGTAAACGCCGATGATGTTCAAATTTCAGATCTACCAGATACAGCTAATACAGCTACTGCAACAACATTCAAATTCCCTTCTCCGTTGTATATACCACCTGGAGAATATGCACTTGTTGTTTATTCTGATAGTCCAGAATATGAAGTTTATCTCGGAAAACTTGGTGAAACAATTCTTGGAACAAATAGAGTTCTATCTGAGCAGCCATACTTGGGATCTCTATTCAAGTCTCAAAATGCTACAGCATGGACACCTTTCCAAGATGAAGATCTAATGTTTGTCATGAGAAAGTGTGAATTTACAAAAAATCAAACAGGAACTGCTCTATTCAATGTTAGAAATCCTGGATCAAACATAAAAGCAGATGTAATGTATGTCAAGACAGACATGCTGAAGTATGCGTCTTCTACAGTTGAACATGCATTTAGATCAAAGCCTTTAGGTACAGGAATTGTTGAATCTGCATTTACTCCTGTGGTAGATAATCAAGTATATGAATTCAACATCGACGGATCTGGTCGTAGAGCGATTGATTCAGCTCAAGACTTTACTCTAAGAATCAACATGTCAACAATCAGCGAGCATATCTCTCCTGTTGTAGATATACAAAGAGTCGGTCTATTTACTGTTGAAAACTATATCAATAATGCTAATCTATCAAATGGCACAATTGTTGTTACTGATGGTGGTACTGGATACACTAGCGTTCCAACGGTAACTATTACAGGGGGAAATGGAAGCGGAGCAGCAGCTGTCGCGAACGTGACAGGCGGAAAAGTTGATGCGATTTATATCACATCATTCGGTTCTGGCTATACAGAAACACCAATAATCACAATAAGTGGACCTGCAACGCACGGTGTTGGAAATACTGCACAAACAAATGCAGTTGCAATAATTACTGGTGAAACAAGAAATTCCGGCGGTAATTATCTAGCTCGTTACATCACAAGAAGAGTTGAACTTGAAGATGGATTCGATTCAAGTGATCTAAGAGTATTCATAGCTGCATACAAACCACCAGCTACTGATATTCAAGTTTATTATAAGATCATGAACGGAAATGATCCTGATGATTTTGATAGCAAGAACTATGTTAGAATGCAGCAATATACGGTTGATAGTGTGTATTCAACAAACTCAAATGACTACATTGAGTATGAATATAGACCGTCATTGGCATCAGATAATGTGACATATTCTACAGCAACTACAACTTATGATTCATTCAAGTATTTTGCAATCAAGATTGTCATGAGTTCTACTGATACAACAGTTGTTCCTAAGATCCGTGATCTAAGAGCAATTGCACTTCCGGCAGGTGACTGATGAGAGTGCAAGTAAAAGATACTAGATATGTTCGTGATGTAAAATCAAAAGCTTTGCTAAACACAAATCTTAGCGAACTAAATGAGTATAAACAAAAGAAATTGATGATGTCTAAAATCAATGAAATAAATAATTTGAAGCAGGAAGTAGAAGAGATAAAAACTACAATGCAAAAAATTCTCTCGATTTTGTCGGAGCAAAAATAAATGCCTATTAGCAATGTAGCACTAACAAATACGTTCGATGAATGGAGAGGTATTACAAATCAGATAATTGTTTTCAATAACAATTTGATGGGTGATGATCTTACTACTTATCGTAATATGACAGCAAATGTTGTCAATGCAAATACTTATTTGATCAATGGTTTGGATCTTAATTCAACATTTGTTTCTAGTTTTAATTTTGCAAATACCGCCAATATATACGCATTTGGTGCTCATAGAACAGCTAATAGCGCACAAGTACATGCAAATGCCGCATTCTTGCAAGCCAATCAGGTAGGTGGTGCAGTATCAACAGCTAATGGAGCATTAGTCACCGTAAATGGTGCAATGACGGGCATCAATACAGCATTTGGCGGAGTGTTAACAAGTCATAATGGCGCATTGACGGCAGCAAATACCAATATGGTGTTCAAGACTGGTAACACCATGACTGGCAATCTTGTTTTTTCTAGTGGAAATGTCGTATTCGTTACTACGGCAGCAAATGCTGGTGTTTATTGGAGTAATACCGCATTCATTCGTTCACCGGCTCTTGATGTTCTATCGGTTGGTGCGGGTTTGGTCGAAGGTCTAAGAGTTGTTCAGACAGGAAATGTTGGTATAGGTCTTTCTTATGCAGGAACACCATATGCCGGAAACGTAAGAGCGCATTTGGATGTTGGTGGATTCTATTCCACTGCAAGAGCAAATGTTGTAGATCAGACGTTGACTGATGCGGCAACGATCACCTGGGACGGCGCAAATGGTCAAATAGCAACTGTAACTCTTGCTGGAAATAGAACATTAGCAAATATTACAAATCCTCGAGTAGGAACATATATTCTTCATGTTATACAAGATGGTGTTGGTGGAAGAACACTTGCATTTCAAAGAAATTATAGATTTACAGCAAATGTTACACCAACATTGTCATCAGCTGCAGGATCAAGAGATATTTTCACATTTGTTTGTGACGGAACGAGAATGTATGGTGCGTTCATACCTGATGTAGGCGGATAAAAGCAAATATGTTTCTTACATTTGTCACTAGACCATATGCACTTATAAACATAGCATCTGCTGCAAATAATATCAATTTGCGAATAGCTGCTAATTTGCCAAATTATCCACTAAACATGTATTGTTTTGTGGCTGCAAATGTCACAAGCAATACACCGAATCTTCCTGCATTCAGAATTGGACCTGGTTGGGCTAATTCAACGTATTTTTTCATACGAAACACTGCAAACATTGTGGGTAATATAGGTAATACTGGAATTACTGGTGTCGGTGGCGCTGGAGGTAAAGGACAAGGTATAAATCCTGCAGGATCTGGTGGTGATGGTACAGCTGGTTCTACTGGTGGAACTGGGGGAACTGGCGCAAATGGTATAATAGCTTTTCAAGCTGAAACTGGCGGTTTATCTCTAAAAATATATTTAGACAATCAAGGAACAATTAGAGGCGGTTCAGCAGGACCGGGAGGTTCTGGTGGCGGTGGAGGTGGTGGCGGCGGTGCTTATGGATATTTACTTGTGCCTAGTAAAGGTGCTCCTTATAATAATTACTATGGCGGCGGCGGTGGCGGTGGTGGCGCAGGTGGAGGACCTTCAGTAACAGGAGGTGGTCTTGGAGGTGCAGGTGGTGTAGTCTCACCTTCTTATCCAAGTGGCGGTACTGGTTCTTCTGGCGCAAATGGAACAGCAACACTAGGTGGTGCTGGTGGTGCAGCAGCTCCTGGAGCAAGTCCTGCTGCCGGTGCTGGTGGTCCTGGCGGAAATGTTGCACAGTCTGGATTTGGTGGTTCCAATGGTGGCGGTGTTGCATTTGGCACTGCATTTGGTGCAACGGCTGGGGGTCCTGCAGGAGCAACAGGTCCTACAGGAAATGTTGGATTTGCAGTTTCTGGCAATAATTTGATTTCTTATATCACCATAGGCACTCTAGTAGGAAATACAACTACAACGGAAACTGCTGGATAATTATCAAATAAATTTTGGACCAGTTACCCATATTACTATCGATTTTCTAATTCCTTGAATTACTGGTTTGACTCTATGAATGGTATATGATGGAAAAAAAATCATTCTTCCTTTTTTCATAAAGATAGTTTCACAATTTTCTTCATTTCCTGTGTTTATTTGAAATTCACCGCCTACAAAATCTTTTTCAGGATCAGATAGACAGAGTACAACCGAAAGCTTTCTTGTAGTTCTTAGATTGTTGTTTCCGTGTATCATGTCCATATGCCAATCATATTTCCCATTTTCTGAAGCATGATACTCCGTATACTGAAAATCTTTATATCCATTTAGATTATAATTGTAATATCTATCATTTATTAGTGATATTACAATATTGAATTTTTCAAATATCCATTCCGTTGTCATATTTTTTTCAAAGAAATGAACTTTTGATTTTCTTATTTTTTCAGTTTCGTTCTGACTTTCTGTTCCCATAATTTTAGCATTTTGTATTTCTTTACTAGAACATATATTTTCAATTTCTTGAAGTTCGTTTTCTAAAAAAGCTCCATCCCAATATGCCCACGAATATGTGACATGATTTCTTTCTTCAGGATCATTGCTCAATGTTTTGTACATAAAATTCCCCAAAATGACACATTTCAAAGCATAAATATATAGTATATGGAAAACGAGAGGAAAAAATGGAAATCAAGTATCGAATAATTGATTTTGATCCAAATCAACACTCAATCACCGTCAGGTACTATACTAATTTGTTGACAGAAGATTTATTGGCAATATCTTTCAACAATGATGGTACAATATTGCGAAAAGATGACGGCACTCCTGCAAGATGTCAAACAGACTATCACATCAATATATGGAAAACAAATCCACCTCCTACATTGGATGATATCAAGAAGATTGCAAACGATTCTGCTCCATATGATTGGTTCAAACTTAAGCATGATATCCTAGATCCAGATGTAGATACTTCTTTATCTGCGGTTTCATCCTTAATCGATCAAGAATTCGTAGCTGAAAAACCAATATCAGTCGTGGAATTAGCTATGCAAAATGAAACGCAGGAAAATGCTGACATCGAAAGTGAGATACAAAAAATAATAGATTCTATAACTTCAACTTCAAATTCAAATTCTTCATCTGCTAATACATAATCATATTTTTTGTCATGAATAAAAAACTAGGTTTTTATACTATTGGTAGAGCTAGAGCCAATGGTATGATAAATGCACTATGTTCAACTGAGTTT